GACGGCCCTTGGCGTCGGCGGTGTTGGGGCGGTGATCGGTTTAACCACCAAGTGGATTCAAGAGTCCAACGCCGCCGGCAACGCCTATTTCCAGATGAGCCAGACATTTCAGAAAGAGACCCAGCAGATGGTGGCTGAGGCTCAGAACATGGCTGAGGACTTCAAACATTTTTACAACTTCAACGAGATTGCCTATGCCTTCATCAAGACGGCCGATTCGATGGAGCGATACGGAATCACCGGGGAGCGGTATCTCAAAATGGTGGGGCGCGCGGCCGAGATCGGCGCGGCTAAAAACCTGGAATTGAAAGAGTCCATCGACCGGATTGAGAGCGCGATCAGGGGCGAGGCCGAGGCCTCCGAATACCTGGGCCTGACCTTGAATGCCACTTACATGAAAAATCAGGCTTTTAATGGCGCGCTCAAAGACACCTGGGAAGGGCTTTCGGACAACGAAAAGGCATTCCAGCGTTATAACGAATTGATGCAGCAAAGCAGCAAGTATGCCGGCGCCACCGTGGATGCGGTGAACACCATGAGCGGGGCGTGGTCAAGGCTGACCAATACTCTAACCGATTCAGTCAATAATGAGCTGCTTGCGACGAATAGCGCCCTGGCAAAGACCATCAATTTGTTGTCTGATTTTATCGACCTGAGAAACAAGATGCGCTCCGACTACAACGAGCGCATGACGGCGCTGGAACTGGGGCTGGAATTGCCCGGCAATGTGCCACGATCCCACCGGATGCCCCCGCCGCCTCCTGGTGGCTATTCAAACAAAAAGCCGAAGTTCACCACGGGTGGGTCCTTTGGCGGCGAGACTCCGATCGTCACGGCTGCCAGGGGTGCGGCCAGTAGTAAACCGGCCTTTGTCCTGCCGGACAGCGATCCGCTTGCTTATTGGCGATCTGCTTCAGGTGTTTCACCGGATTTCAACGAGGGCATGATGGAGGCTCACCAGCGAGCCCTGGCGCTTATTTCAGAAACTACCGATGCGGCCACGGTGTCTTATGCCGACATGAGCGCGGTCGAATTGACCTGGCTGAACGGTGCCAAATCGGGACTGGCCGAATATAACGCCGCGGCGATGGACACGTTTCAGAACGCCGCTGATGCCTTCGGTTCCAGTATGGGATCAATGGAAGATTTTCTGGTGGATTTTACGACAACCTTCAAATTCGAATGGCAAGACCTCTTGCAATCCATATGGGCCGATCTTTCCAGGCTGATGATCCGGCAGAACATCACCGGGCCGCTGGCGGGTTTGATGCAGACGGGCCTTGGGGCGCTCTTTGGTGGCGGTGGGCAACCGCTTTCGGTCACATCCGGGGTTTCATACAATACAGCTTTTGGTGCTGATGGTGGGGTATTCAGTGGGCCAACGAGCGGATACCCTGCGGTCATGCACGGGACTGAGGCTATTGTGCCGCTCTCCGGCGGCCGGTCGATTCCGGTTGAGATGAAGGGTGGCGGCACGCAGGTGGTGATCAACAACAACAGCGGGCAGCAGGCCACGGTGAATGAAACCCAAACCGGCGACGGGATGCGGCAGATCATGGTCACCATCGGCAACGACATCCGGCGGATGGGCCCGGTGGGACAAGCGATTGGCACACGGTTTGGACTTTCAGCGCGAGGGATAGCATAGATGAGTTGGCCCGTAACTTTACCACAGACATTTCACGTTGAGGGATACCAAGAATCGTGGCCGGATAATACCATTCGTCAGCCGATGGAGGTCGGGCCGCCAAAGGTTCGGCAGCGTCAGACGGCGAAGGAATATCCGATTCATTGTTCACACAAGATGACTACGGCACAGCTCGGGTATTTGGAGACGTTTTTTAAAACAACGACATCATATGGTGCCGAAGAATTTGACTTGCCACATCCGCGCACCGGGTCAACGGTATCTGCTCGGTTTATGCAGCCGCCGACCTTTTCACCGTATGGCGGTGGGTATTGGATTGTGAACTATGTTTTTGAGATTTTGCCATGAGTAGAACAGTATCCGCCACTTTTCGTGCTGCCGCTTACGCGCAACAGACCAGCGAGGTCTTCCTTTTTATCTTGCAGCTTGACCACGACGATTTGGAAACTCCGATTCGTGTGGTCAATAATCAAACAGCAATTACCAGTGGCGGGAATGAATACACGCCATTTCCATTTATGATTGACTTCCCGCAAGATGACCCGGAAGAACTACCACAGGTACGGCTGACCATTGACAACTGCGCCCGTGAGCTTACGGCTTCTATCAGGGCTTTGGACAGCGCACCCACAGCGACTTTATCTGTGGTATTGGCCAGCACCCCGAACGTGATTGAAGCGGGTCCGATGGTGTTTTCAATGCAGAGTATTTCTATATCGGCAACATCTATCTCTGCTATTTTGGCGGCGGAGGACATGCTCAACGCAATATACCCGAAGGACAGCATTACTCCCGCAAACTTTCCGGGGGGTTTCTGATGAAGGATAGTGCATTGATAACAGGCCGGGACATTGGTGAGGAAATCTTGAACGCGCTCGGACTCAAGGCTGCCGATCAGGTCGTATCTATCGAATTGCGTTTCACCGTCGATAATGCAGTGAAGGCGAAAATCGAAAAGTTTGTGACTAAAGGTGAGGCAAAAAAAGTGTTTGAGGTCCTACGAGCTTATAGGTGGGAAAAAGAATGATCCCCGCCTGGGTCGCAGATTATGTTAACATCCCCTTTAAAAATAAGGGGAGAGATAGGTCTGGTGCTGATTGTTACGGCTTATGTAGGCTTGTTGCGCTTGAGCGGGATGGGGTTTTGATGCCCAGCTATCTCGATCAGTACGAGGATGCAAACAATACAAATACGAGTCGTGCTGTGGTTGATTTAAGTAGATTGGACTTTTTTAAAATTCCAAACCCAGAAATGGGAGCGATTGTGGTGCTGTTAGTCAAGGGACTTCCTTGGCATATGGGAAGAATTGTTTCAGAAGATTTTGATTTTTTGCATACTATGCCCAGTGTTGGTTCATCTATCATAGAGAGCCTCTATACTCTTACATGGCCTGAAAGCAAAATAGTTGGTTTTTATCGCTATGCCAGATTCTAATACTGAGAAATCCCTCCAGCTCGTCGCCTGTCCGCGCCCGTTTTCGGACATTCAAGTGGTGCGACAAATAGATGCTGGCGGGACGGTGGCGGAAATTCTCGCTGCAAACGGCATGGTTGATATTCTAAGTGGTCATCTTGTAGATGCTCGGATTGAGATTGACGGCGTTGAAGTGCTGCCTGAATGGTGGGGCAGGGTTCGTCCAAAATCCGGCCACCTGATGACTGTAAGAGCTATTCCTGCGGGCGGTGTTAATGGCGGCGGCAAAGATGTTATGCGGGCCGTGTTGATGATCGGGCTGATTGCCACCTCAATATGGGTCGGTGGTTTGGGCTTTGCGGCTGCCCCGTATTTGGGCGGTGCTCTTGGCGTGTTGGGTTCTCTTGCAGTCAATGCCTTAATTCCGCCATCGGCTGAAGACAATCAAAACAAGGCCATCACTACCAGCCGAGCTAACTCAATCACCGGCACCAGAAACACTTTTGTTCCATACGGACCTGTTCCGCAAGTCTTCGGAAAGCGGTTGATTTATCCGCAGTACGCCGCAGCACCTTATGCCGAATATATAGGCGATGAGCAATACATGCGGCTGCTCTTTCTCATAGGGTATGGGTACTACGATTTAGCGGACCACAAGATCGGCGCAACAGCCATTGCCGAATACGATGACGTTGAAACGCAAGTCTATACTCCGGCCGCGCCATTGACGGCGGGCAACGGGCTTTTCCCATCAACCGTTTATACTGAAACTTTATCAATCGAGCTTTTAAAAGATGCGGCCCACACTGAAACCACCCAGGAAGATTGCGACGAGATCCAGGTGGATATTTATTGGCCGGTCGGACTTTACTATTTGACCAACGACGGCAATCCGGCGCGGCTTTATAACAACTTCACCATCGAATATAGTCTGACCGGCGAGGACGATTGGACGAGCATCAGCGACACCAACGCCAGGGCCAAGATAACTCGGCCATTCACAAAGACATTTAGGGTCACGGTTACAAATGGTCAATACGATGTCCGGGTTACGCGCCTGACCGATGACGGCGACAGCGAAAGCAACAAGCACTACGACACCACCTATTGGACAGCACTCAGGACCGTCACTCATAAGGCGGCGGTGGAGCTGGACACTTGTACCTATGTGGCGATGCGGATCAGGGCCAGCGGGCAGTTAAATGGGGTTATCGACCAATACAACGTGGTGGCGACCCGCAAGCTGCCCATTTACAACACCGGGACCAGCACTTGGAGCGCAGTCACGGCCACGCGAAATGCTGCTTGGGCTTACTGTGAGGTTTTGCGCGGGGTAGCGAATAGATTGGCCGTGGCCGATAGTAGGCTTGATCTTACCACTATTGCTGCTTGGGCCGCTCGGATGGATACGGCGGGCTGGACCGTAGACATGGTGGTGGACTACGAAACCACGCCCTTTGCGCTGATGAAACGGATTGCTGCTGCCGGTCGGGCCTCCTATGGTACCCGTGACATGAAGTTTAGCGTGGTGGAGGATATTGAACAAACCACGCCACGCCAGCACATAACGCCGCGCAACTCATGGGGATTTTCTGCCGAGCGTACCTTTGTCGATTTGCCTCACTGTTTGCGAGTGCAGTTTCATTCTGAGGATTTGGAAGGCTATGCCGAGGACGAGCTGTTTGTCTATGCCGATGGGTACACCAGCGCCAACGCGACGAAGTTTGAAACCCTCAGAATTGACGATATCGTAGACCCTGACCTGGCATGGAAGATCGGTCGTTATCATATAGCACAAGCCATTTTGCGGCCCTGGAAATATACCGCCAGCATGGACCCCGAGCATCTTGTTACCACGCGGGGCGACTTGGTGCGGTTGCAACACGACTCGATCCTGGCGGCCCTCGGGCGGGCGCGAGTCAAAACTGTTACGCTTAATGGGAGTAGTCAAGCCACGGCCATCACTATTGACGATGCTGTTACGATGGAGGCCGGGACCACTTACGGGGTGCAGATCCGCAAAAAGACAGGGGTTGAGGTTACGTCAACGGTCAATACCGTGGCGGGGGAAAACACCACACTGACCTTTTCATCTCCAATCGCTTCTGGGAGCGTGCCGGAGGTTGGTGATTTGATTTTGTTTGGTGAAAGCGGCGAGGAGAGTTTCGATTGTATCATCAAATTGATCTGGCCTGGGGCTGACATGACGGCCACTTTGGAATTGTTGGACGCGGCCCCGGATATTCACGATGCTGACACCGGTACGATACCGGATTATGATTCCAATATTACATTGCCGCCAGAGCTTAACCGGGTATCGCCGCCAGCGCCCAGCATTATATCGGTATCAACACAGCATAGCTTGGACGAGAGTCATGGGCCAGCGGGGCGGCTTGAGGTCGTCGTTTATTGGAGCGTATCGCCGCCGAGCCTGTTTCAGCCACCCGTTTACTATTTTCAGGCCGAATACACTTATGCCCCCGAAGACGGGACCGAGAGCCAGGGACCGTGGCGGCGTATCGCGGACATCCCAGCCGATCAACGTGCTGCGTTTTTTCCGGTGGATTTGGGGGCGATTTATGATTTCCGTATTCGGTCGGTATCGGCACAAGGTGGGGTGAGTGCCTGGGACACTTACGACGATTATACGGCCAGTGTTGATTCGTGGGTAGGGGTCAATGTCGCTGGCCTTCAAGTGCTTGGGGGTGGAACGTCTTGGACCGGCCGGGACTGCAATATTGAATGGACCGCTACGACCCATAGCCGGGCGCGGGGATATAAAATTGTGGTGGCGAATACGTCCACCAGTGCTGTCTTACGCGAGGAATATGTGGAGGGAATCAATAATACCCACTACGAATACACATATTCCATGAATTACGAGGACACCGGCGGCGGACCGTTGCGGGCGCTCACCTTCTACGTTTATGTTTATGACGTTTTCGGCACGCTTTCAAGTTCCGATCCTGGTGACTTGGCAACCTTGGTGGCATCAAATCCTGCCCCCGATATGAGTTCCGGCACCCCTACCGTCACAGCCATGACACGGGGGTTGAAATGGGATTGGCGGGCTATCTCCCCTTCTGATGCAGACTTGGCAAGTTTTACACTTTATATTTCTAAAACCCAAAGCGATGTCACCAATATGGAGGCATCGGCCATCGCGGCGACGGTAGGGCCAAAGGAAAAGGTCTGGTACACGATGGTTTTGGACCCGGATGAAACCTACTATGGGCGGGTGTTGCCATATGATGATTTCGGGGCTGGGGTGCCGAGCCAAATCACCAGCGAGGAGCCCATCAGGCTATCAAGCGAGGACGTTTTAGAGGAGTTGGCATACTCCATTACGATTACTGACAGCGACGGCAATATTTGGCCGTCGGAAAGCTGATAGATGGCGACTTATTATATTGCGACTACCGGAAATGATACCACAGGGGATGGTAGTGTTGGAACACCGTGGGCGACTTTTTCAAAGGCACTGGATGAAGTTTCCAACGGCGACACGGTGGTTGTAGATGGTGGGACCTATACTGGGGCCGATAACTGTTATTTGGATTATGATGTAGCCAACATCACTTGGCAGGTTGCCACCGGTGAAACTGCTACTATTGACGGCGAGGATGAAGAGCCCGCCAGTTTCGATCCAGACAATCCAACATCATCGGGATATACTCCACTTGTTGAATTAACTGCCGCCGGGATTGTTTGGGATGGCATTGATGTTAAAAATAGTCAAGGGGAGGGGATACGAGTTTCCGGTGCGAACGGCGTGGTCAAAAATGCTGACATCTCTTATACCTTTCGGGCTGGTTTGCATCTTTATACCGGATCGAATGGCAGTTTGGTCGAGGGGTGCAGCGTCCATCACGGGGTGCAGGGTAAGGGCTTATACCCGGCTGTTTACGTTTGGCCATCGAACGTGATGATATGGAACTCTCCAAACAGCATTATCAGGACAACGACTGTTTATCAGGGTACCAGCGAAGGAATAGATGTTGTAAAAGGAAGTGATGGCGTTTTAATTGAATTTTGCCATATATATAATATTAATTATTCCGGTATTTATATCAGCGATTGCGACAACTGCACCGTGCGCTATAACCTCGTTTGGGGATCATCTGCCTATACTTATGGGACAAGCTACACCGGGCATATGACAAAGGGTGGTATTAAGGTCGGCGGCGAGCGAGCGGTTTATACCACTACCGGGCATAAGATTTATGGCAATTTTGTAGCTTATACCGGGAGAAACTTTTTAATCTCTGGGCAAGAAACCGGTTCAGGCGCGGCGGACTGTGAGATTTACAATAACACATTCATTGATCCATACGCAGAGGATAACGTCAAGTTCGCAGCAGGGGGTTTAAACGGACATATTTTTCGCAACAACATTGTTCACGGTACAGCATCCGGGTATAGTTTGGTCACGGTTGCGCGATCCGGTCAGGTAGCAACAAAAAGTCATAATTTATATTCATCTACTCCAACCAGTTATATTTACAACTCTTCAACCGACATCATTAGTTCGGCCGATCCCGTCGATAGGACTACATGGTCAGATGGCGCAACAACTGCCATTGATTGGGATGATTTTATCAATGTTGCTGCAAACCCTGGCAACCCACCGGCGGGGTATAATCTTTCTTCCGTTTTTAATCACCTTTTAAATCCAAACACAGAAACACTTGTCACGGTTTCCAGTTGGCCGATTGGTGCGGATGGTTCAAGGGCCGGGTCAGGAGTTCAAGATGAATTTCCAGATGATGAATATGTCGGGTGGTACACGAGCAGCGGGGAGCCGACAACAGATCCTACGGTTGATGATGCTTATCTTGCCGGAGAGAGAATCTATCTACGCAAGGTAACGTCCACAGAGGCTGGCAGGGCGAGGACGGTACGATTTTATATCGGGGAATCATGGGACCCGGACTATTCGTGGGTTGTTGCGTATAAGGATGTAACCGGGTCTGGTGATTTGGCTTTGTTGGGGTCAGCCACACTTGGGAATCAAATATATAGTAGCTGGACGAATGCGATTGAGCTGGTAGAGCCTCAAAATGGCGATATGCTGTTTGATAGTGGCCAGGACTTGTATTTTGGTTTTGCCGCCGATCCGGGGGCCGATGTGGGCGGAAGTGCAGATACAGCATACGGGCGTGAGGATACGGGCGGGACGGGTCTTTATTACACCGATACTGTCAGCCTGGATGGTGGGCCACCGCAGACAATTGCATCATCTGAAATGGCATCCGGGTCGCCTTCGGCTGGCAGGGATTTGGCGTTTGTCTTTGGCTACACAACGACAGTCACGGCTGATACGACAGATCCCGTCGTGACGATTACAGCTCCTACTTCGGACAGCTCTGGATATGAAATCGAGAGCGATGGCGCGGCAGAAATACAGTTGGGTGGGACAGCCTCAGATGCTGTTGGGGTTGTCTCGGTATCATGGGAGGATGATCACGGGAATGCGGGGGATTGTGTTGGGACGGAGGTTTGGGACTCTGGGACGCAGACGATTTCAGCCGGATCAACTACATTTACAATTACTGCCGAAGATGCGGCTGGTAATACTGGCGAAGATACCATAAGCGTCAGCTTTGTTGCGCACGATGATGCCGAGGTTGCGGGATTTGATTCAGCGAACAACCCACCGTCAACTGCTCCGGCTGTTGGGGTCATCACCTCCGACAGAACATACTTGAGGGAATGGACCGCTACCGAGGCTGGAACGCTTTCTGGCATTTATTTTTATGTAGGAACTGATTGGGATATTACAGCGGCATGGGTGGTTGTTTATGTCACAACGGATGGTGGAGACAGCTATACGTTAAAGGCCACGGGGTCTATAACAGGGGTCGCATATGGTGCATGGAATTATGCACAATTATCAGCCGTTTTCGGGCAGACCCTGAATTTTGCGGCCGGTAGCGTTTTGGCCTTTGGCGGGTCATATGACACGTTCGGGTCGTTCAGTTATGGGCGAAACACCACTGGCGGAAGTGGGATGCTATATGCTGTTTATGATTTGCAGTCAAGTGGGCCGTGGAACACCCTTCTTTCCGCTGACCTTGAACCATCAAATTACGACCCAGCATATGCTATAAATTATTTTCCTGCGGGGGCAGATATAGTTGATCCTGTTGTAACGATTACAAGCCATACCAGCCCCTATAGCGCCGGGACTGCGCCAACCATTACCATTGCGGGAACGGCCTCTGATGCCGGTGGGGTCGCTACAATTACCTGGGAAAGTGACCAGGGGGGGAGCGGAGAGGCCGAGGGCACAACGTCATGGATGATAGATGACGCAGCCCTATCGGTTGGCACAAATGTTTTCACTATTACAGCAACCGATTACGCGGGGAATACGGGCGAGGCCGAACTTACGGTGACTCGTGTTTCAGCCTCATCGTCCAGATTGCCAAAAATCTATGATGGGGATAAAACATCGGCGGCGATGACCTACACATCAACCGAAACTGGTGGCGAGGTCAAGTGGATTCAGTATGCTTACAAAATCCAAGATATTATTGATCGAGTGATCGTGTGGTCGCCAGACGATATGTCTGGGTATGTGGGCTTGTCCGAGGACGGATCAACATGGAACTATTACGGCGGCGCGGATGCAGATGGGGCGCTTGATGATGATGGCCGATTGGTTGATTATGGGACGGATGTGCCGACTTATAGTGTCTTGTTGGGTGGCGGTGGGGCATACAACATGCCTTTGCCGCAAGCGCGGACGGCCAGGTATGGGCGGTTTTATTTTCATGTGCCAGAAAATGGTACGCGCACCATCAACGAGATGCGCGTTGTTCGTGAGGTGGTGGCCGAGCAGGTGTACGCCGAAAACCTTGGGGCGATCAGCGCGGATATTACCGGGGTCAGCGTCGGGACTTTGCAAAGTCAGGTATTGGATGGCGATACCGGTGTTTTGATGGACCTCAATAATAGCAACATCATCGTCGGGGGTACGATTTCCAAAAAGATTGAATTAGATGGTGAAGATGGCATTGCCTATATCCGTGAGGGTGGCAAGCTGGTGGTGGGCGATAATAACATCATGATCGACTCCACGGATATCAGTACAAATCAGGGGCGAATTGAGGTTGCGCCCAACGGCGGTAAGGCCGGGCAGGATTATGTGCTGATCGAGTCTGGAAACGTTACGCAAATGTATTATAGTGCTGGCGCTCACAGGCCTTATGGGACCCTTAGTCGAATTGAGGTAGGTACGGGAACACACGGGGAAACGATCACCATCCCAGGATATTGGCGTGAGCAACCTCGTGTGGTGATTATGCCGGAGAGCATCGCGGTCTATAACGCCAGCTACTCCGCGCAAAATCAAAAGCTGATCTGCCGCCCCTCCAATATCCAACTCGTATCTGGCACCACAGATCGTTATCAATTTACCGGATTTATGGCATTAGAAATCAGTTCGGCCTCTGTGGTTGGTGACGGCACCATGACCGGGTATGTCTATACGCCGACCAGCAGAAATGATTTCCCGCCCGTCACGGTGACCTGTAGCAGCGTAGAGGCGGGGTGTCAGCGGGTGGCAATCACCTATAGTCACAATTGTTGTTTCGGTATTCCGTCGCAAATGTACGCAATATCAAGGACGGTGAATTTTGATGTTTATTATTCGGCCGCTTGGCATACGGTTAAAAGCGAATACTGGCGACGATATACCACATACGCCGACCGGATTTATTCATACGCTGATTCCGGGTGGGTGGGGGCCAATATCACCAGCTACCGGCTGACCATGAGTGGGACCAATGCTTACGAGATTGCGGGTGGCGGCGACCAGAAAAGCCAGAGCCTGGAACCTGTTAGCAGAACGGAATATTTGAGCAGTACCACGCAGCAGGTAACGGGCCAATACACCTGGATGGCGTCGGGGAGATAGCATGAGCAGCACGGCGAGAATATACGATGCCTTGCAAGCCGGGGCCGATGATGTGGCTGTAAACGCCATCATCGCCGCCATGCTGGGAGATAGTAGCGACCATGCAGTAATGTCCTGGCGCCGGGACAATTACCAAGATCTAAGGCGCTGGGCCGGTCCGCAGGTGACGGATTACATCGCGGCCCAGGCGCGGGTGGCGGCCGGTGGGGCGCTGGCACTTGATGGTCAGGCGACTCTTGATAGCCTTTACCGACAACAACTGGCAGCGGACTTGAGGTTTCCACCAAACCCTTTTGTCCCGGCACCACCGGACCCTCCGGTGATACCCCCGGAATGAGGTAAATAAAATGGGATCAGCAAAACGGGCGAGCATCGCGGCAGACGCAGATTTCCAGGCGCGGGTGGAAATGGTGCTTTACTACAACGCCGCCGATATTCTTTCGGCCGAAGAAGGCACCTATGGAGAAAACGCCATAGCTACGGCGAAAAAAGTAGTGAACGGGCTTATCCCCATCGCCAATTTTTGCAAACTGCTTGTGATGGAGGATACTTTTGGGCCACTTGTAGATGCTGCTGCAAATGTGGACGCGCTGACAGATGGGCAAATCAATACCGCTGTGCCGATTATGATAGCGGTATTTAATGAGGCGGTGATATGAACCCGCTTTGTGATTTCAGGCAGTTTTGCCGATATGTTGCGGCGATGTTTGCCATGCGGGCCTATTATGAGGGGTTGGGATAGATAGATGGCTGACGAAATCCTCAAAGAAGACGGCGACCAAATAACCCAAGAGGACGGCTCGGCTGTTCGGCTTGAGAGCTATCTCACAGAGCTTGAAGCCGGTGCGGGGGCGGTTGTTATCGCTGGGACCGACGCCAGTTTTCTTTTCGGATGGTCGGGTTTGTCGGCAGAATCTGGCGAAGTGGTTGCTACCGGGACGGCGGCAGACCTATTGACCGAAAGAACGATAGGGGCCGAATCCGGAGAGGTCCTTATCGCTGGAACGGCTGTCACATTTAATCGGAGATACTATCTTAATGTCGATTCCGGTGCGGTGGTGGTTACCGGAACGGATGTGAGTTTTAATCTTGTCAGCACCGTAGGCGCCACACTTACCAAAGAGGACGGCTTTGATATACTGCAAGAGGATGGGGTATCGGCCATCCGCCTTGAAAGCTACAGCCCGGAACTTGATGCCGGCGCCGGTGAAGTTATTATCACCGGAACAGACATCGACGCACTCAAGGGGTCAATGCTTGCGGCGGGGGTGGGGCCTTTTGAAGTAGACGGGACCGATGTTGGTTTCGAGCGAGATTATGTGTTGTCGGCTGACTCGGGGGCCGTTGTTGCCACCGGGACAAATGTCACGTTTGAAACTGTCGGGGCATATTCCCTGGATGCCGAAGCGGGGGCAGCTTCAATCTCAGGGACCGCCGCGGGGCTTTTGTACGGCAGGATTATGGCGGCCGATGCCGGGGCTTGGGTGATGACCGGGACGGCCGCAGCCCTGCTTAAATCGAGCCAGCTCGAAGCCGCGGCCGGTGAGATTGTGATCACCGGAGTGGGTATCAGCTTCGAAACAGTAGCGATTGAAGCTGATACCGGGGCGATTGTATTGACAGGAACGGCTGCGGGCCTTTACCGCGGCAACACTATCAATGCCGACGCTGGGGCTATTGTAAATACTGGCACAGACGCCACGCTACTGGCGAGCCGGATACTTAATGCCGGGTCCGGGGCTATCGTAATGACCGCCGGGAGTCTATTTATTGCAAACGGTCTGCTACAAGTCGCGGTAAGTGCGAAACAGCCGACGATCACATTCACCTGTGAATATTCACAAACGAGCATTACAGCAACCGAGTCAACATTCACCTTCAGTTAAAGGAAAAAAGAAATGGCAACTTGCGTGTTTTTCAATCAGTTCAGTGAGGATCTGTCAACCGGTGTCCATCAACTCCAGGCCGCTGGCCACCAGCTCAAGGTTTACC